GTTGCTCTACATCTTCTAACAATCGTTTCTGCAATAGACATTGTTTCAGCCATTATCTTTGACATTTTACATTTTCTATTCAAAATTTCAAGAATGCTCAATGTTTCCTGCATTATTCTATTACTGATGCATTTTCTAACTAAACTTTCCGTTATAAAAACTGTCTCATCCATTATTTTAACTATGCCTGCTATGCAAGAACGGATAAAAGTCTCAGTAATGCTCACAGTTTCATTGATTACTTTAGTCATAAACCCTCTACGATTTAATACTTCACTTATAGAGATATTTTCTGCCATAGCTCTAACTGAACGAAGACGCCTTAAAATTCCTTCAGAAATTGATAGTGTCTCATCCATTATTCTCTTTGAATATAACCGTCTTACTAAAGTTTCTGTTATAGATACAGTCTCACTCATTATCTTAACTATCGTGCTTACACATGAACGGACAAAGCTCTCTGCTATACTAACTGCTTCGTTGATTATTCTAACTGATTTAAGACGTCTTAATGCTTCTTCAGCAACAGATATAGTCTCAGATATTGTTCTCACTGACCGTAATCTCCTTACTAGGCTTTCAGATATGGATATAGTCTCACTAATTACTCTTATAGCTCTTAACCGTCTAAGCACTGCCTCAGTTATGTTTAGTGTCTCATTTATAACTCTGGTTGAAAATGCTCTGCGAGATAATTCCTCAGCAAGTGATATTGTCTCATTTATAATCCTGTTTGACCTTAATCTTCTTAATATTCCTTCAGATATAGCAACTGTCTCATCTATTAAGCGATTTGAATATCCTCTCCTTGGCATGGTTTCAGTAATCGCGACTGTCTCTCCAATAAATCGGTTTGCATATAGCCTTCTCACCAAAGTTTCTGATACTGAAACAGTTTCATCCATTATTTTAATAATTGCTTCTCCAGCACTTACATACTCATCCGCTCCAATATCCCACGCTGTTCCTCCTGGCCGTGTCTCACCATCTATGTCATCGTTGAAAGATAAATTTGGGTCAGAGGATAAATCTGTGCCGTAATCTTTCGCTCCAGCATCATTAGAGGCTAAGTGGAAATCGTCATTAGCCTCATCAACAAAGGTGAAAGTTTGGTTTGTTCTTGAATTAGCTCCAGGTGCTGTTCCATCTGAAGAAGCATTATAATCAGAATCACTAGACCAGCCACTATAAGACCTGAAATCGTATGAACCATTACCTTTACATAAACAATTTTTTACAATTTGGTTAGAATTTTCTGTATAAATACCGCAATAATCACAATCTATAACTGTATTATTATAAATGTAACATTCACCATAATGTGAACGAATACCCTTACTTTGAAGGTCGTATATCAAGTTATTCCATATCCTAATAACAGACTCAGAAGGGGCTGCTCCAGCATTAATCCCATCCCCATTAGAATTCACAGCCACGCTTTCTCTTATAATACAATAAGAAATATCAATTTTACCACTAGCTCCTGATGAGAATTGGATAGCCCGACGATTATTAGCATTACTAAGTCCTATTTGAATGCCCTCTATTTTAACATAAGCCTCATTTATCGCAATAAGATTCCAATCCGCACCTCCCTCCAATCTATATTTACTTGTATTCCATTTCCCGTCATGCCTATAATTTTCACTTGGGTCAGTCCAGATTTTGATATAACGGGTTTCATCAGTAGTCCAACCATCAATAGTTACAGCAGTAGTGTCTGCACTTCCGCTTGAACATCTACACTTAGCGACGGCTATCTCATCCGCCGTTACTAAGTCTTTTTGCTCTCCTGCTTCCCAAGCATTCAAGCTGTATAATCCGTTCCTGCACCATTATCTGGGTCAACTATTTTAACACTCTCAGTTGCCATTATTGCCTTTGGTCAATAATTTTTAAATCCTTTGCATTTATTTCAACAATGTCTTTCTTCAAGGCGTCTTCTATTTCACTGACATCAATTTTATACCGCCTTCTGGCTATGGTATGAACTTCTGGCTCTTCCTCAACTTTGATATTGTAGTCTGCTTCATTTATTGTTATCCCAAAATGGCTTAACTCTTGAGCCACTAGTTTGCATTTTTTCAGGCATTCACCTTCAGCGAGGTCTTTATCTGGGCTTGTAACAAGAACACCAAGTTTATCCGATACAGCATGATACCTAGAGCCAATAATTATTTTATGAAAATCAAGAAGATGAACCAAATCTTCTGGTTCAGCATCTTTAACTCGGATAATATAGAATTTCTGCTTGTTTAATTCTTCTTTACCCCATTTATGCCCAGCAGGTCTAATTACAACCACATAGCCTTTTTTATAGCAACCCCTTAGGTCTTTTACTTCATTGCTGTGGGTTGCATCACAAGCTTTTATTAACAATTCAGCAGGCATTACTGAACCTCCACTTGAAAGCTTTGAGGAACTTCAGGCACTGGATATGGAATATAAATTGTCACTTCTGCTTTACCGCTTTCATTATCTGCATTCTTCGCAGTCAGTCCAAAGATATAATTCTGCCCAACTGAGATAACATCATAAGTAAAAGCCTCTTCAAAACTTTTCATGCCTGTCTCACCATCACTGCATTTAGAGGTAAACTCCTGTATCTGTGTCCATGTGTCATCTGGATTTTTCAAATACAAAACAAACTTAGTTTCCCAGCCAGGGCAATCATAATCCCACCTTGCTATAAAATCCATTGCTGTAGCTTCTGGAACGATGATGTAGGTGTGAACCACAGCACTAGCCAATAAAGGTAAAAGCATTAATACAAAAGCTAATGTAGTGATTAACTTTCTCATCCTTGAACCTCCTTACCATATATTTTTCTAAATAATTTAGCCATCTTATTCTTTATTTTCTTATTTGAGCCAGCATAAAGTAAATCTTCTACTTCTATAACCACTATTTCAGTTTCCTTTAGTTGGTGCATATTATATTTAATTCTAATCCACCACTCATCAGCATGTTTCTCTATTCTCCATTTCAACTTAACTTACAATAGCAAATCCATACAAATCTTCTGAACTAGCACTGCCTGTTATTGTAATCTCGTTACCTGATACTGTGCAAGCAACTGAAGTCCCATCCTCTTTCATAAGACAACAACCATGAACAGTCGTATAATCTCCTAATACAATTGTATCATCTGTGCTTGCAGATGGTGCTTTAAACTGCACTCGCCTTTTCTTTCTTAATAATTCACTACTAATGATTTCTTCACTTATCTCAGCCATTCAAGCCTCCTTTATTCCTCAATTTCTAAAAATGGTGTCAAACAAGACATCTCTGCTGGAGTTATCTCTACTTTTATCTTTTTCAAATCCTTCAGTTTAACTTTTACCACATCTAGTTCCATCTCTATCTCTTGCTCTTGTAACTCCCTAAGCTCTTCAATAAACTTAGATATATTTTCAATTTGATAATTACCTTGAGCATCTATTTTAAATTTGCCTTTCTTATCTTTCATGCTATATTTCTCTGCCAGTTTCCGCTTCATAGTAAAATATGGTTCAGCCTCTTTACTTATTTTATCAAAGTTACGGGTAATCCAAAATGATAAAATCATTGGCAACTGTTTCTGTTGGAGTTTCTGTGCCTCAACGGCAAACTTTTCAAAAAATACATTTTTTACTTTTACTTTCTTTTTCATCATAACACCTCCTAATGTGCCTCTAATGCCTCTATTCTCTTATTTAATTGCCTTATAGCCCCTAATAACAAACTTATAGTAGCTGTTATATCTAATGCCTCTATCCTCACAGTTACTTTTTCATCATCCTCATAAGTTATTTCTGCATTTCTAGATAAAATACTTTGTAGATGTTCTTCAAAATTCTTTTCACTCTTTTTTAAATCACTATATTTTACTGTTTTAATGAATTTGGGTAAAGTTTTATAGTCTGCTTTGGGTATTTCTTTTGGAGTATATTTATCTTTACTAACTTTGATATTCTTAATCAGTTCAAGGGGATTTGATATTTCGTCCACCATGCCTAATGAACAAACATCATTTGTTTCACAACAATAAACATGGTTCCATGCATAAGTGCCACTACCAAGGTTATACTGTGCATCACTCAATGGCACGATATTCAAATAACATTCAAAGTTTGTGTCATTGATTTCTGCTACAAAGTTTTCATCTATATTGAAGCCAAAATCTGTATCCGTGAAAAAACCCATGTTGCCTAATACTTGGGAAATACGCCCTCTAAGTGAGCCATTTGCATAAAATCTTACCTGTTTGTAAAAACCATATCCTCCTAGTTCAACATAATCATCATCATCTCCAAAATGCCCTTCACCTCTAAAATATGGGTCTTCACTTACATCTACTACCTTTGTGCCTGATTTATAAGCCCGTAAACCATTCCCATCTAAAATACATCCAGTAGAAGGATTAGAACCTGTATCCAACTGTGTAGTAACAATATATCCTGCATTGATTTTTGAAGCTGATAGATTAGCTATTTTAGCATTGGTGATAGTGGCATCTACTATGTATGTGCCATCTATAGAAGAGCCAGTTTGTGTAATTAGCTTACCTTCAACAGTTAAAGCCGAACCATCCCAATACAAATAATGGCTACTAGAGCCAACTCTAAAATCCCCGCCTGGACGCCAGTAATTATAGTCATCAAATTCTAAATCCCCTTTGATTAACAAAGTAGTCCCATTCCATGTAATCTTTTTGCCAGAAGAGCATCCAACTGAAAACAATGGAGTGCCACTATCACTTGCTCCTAAGAAAAACCCTGTGCCTGTATCAAAAGCAGTTTGTCCTGACCGAATATAACCACCAGCATCAGCAATAAAGCCACCTGTAACTCTAATCGTGCCCTCCACAAGTAATGTGGCTTGGTCTCTATCCCAGCGTATTCCATAACCATAACCTGAAGGTAAGTTTTCCCATGCAGAGGGAACAGTGGTATAAATGGTTATATCACTAAACTGGATTAAATCATCCCAGTCATCCAGTTCAATAGAATATCTTGTAGCAGTGATTTTAACTGATAAATCGTTGTTTATTTCCACACTATCAATAACTACCTTATATTCACCACCATAATTATCCCCCTTTATCGTAATTACATCACCTGGTTCAAGTGCTAGTAACTCGCTTCTACCACTAAAAGACACTTGGGCGACTTTAAAAAACTTACGCTGAAACACCAAACAAGCCAGCTTTTGGACATGGATGGCATTTTGAACCCAAGGAATAAACACCGTATCATCACTGATATAATCAGTGGTAGAGCCTTTACCTGGAACTAGAGCTTTAAGCATATTATCTTGTGGCTCACCTGCTTTTTGCCATGCTACATATCCGCTATCTGATAGTTCTTCTGATAATTTAGAGTAATCAAAGCTCTCCTTAACTACCAAAGAAGTGGTAATTGTTTTTTGGCTTGTTTTAGATAGGACAGACAGAACTAGTTTATCTCTTACCAATATTCTAGCATGGCACATATTTAGCAATGTAGATAGTATGGTTTGTCTAGTTGATTTTTTCCAGAAACCACCATTCCATTCTAAGCCCCAACTGTCAAAGGTAGAAGAAGCACTGGTAAATGAGTCATCATCTATTTCACTGTCTGGAACGCCAAAATCTTTTAGTATCTCTTTTATAATATCTGCTGGATTGGTAGTTGAGTTATAACTAAACTGGGTAGGCATATCCAATATTTTTTGTCCTTGTATCCACACACCGCAAGCATCAGCTGTTCCATCTAAATCAGAGTCTGCTATGATGGGCTGAAATACTCGCCAAGAGTCCCCGAACTGGTCTGTTTTGGTGGATTGTGTAAAGGTGTATTCACTAGAAGACCATGCCTGTTTTATCCCCCATTCAGCAGGTGCATGAACCTCAGTAATTGTATAGGTATTATCGGTAGAGCCAAGTAAGTAATATCTATCTCCATCTATCTCCACAGGCCGTAAAGGAATATATGCAGTGCCAAAACACACAGGCACACAAAGGTCTTCATCTTCATAATAAATATCTGGAAACAAAGCCTTTACATATTGAGTATTAGGGTATGCACCTTCCAAGTATTTCTGTAAAAAATCTTCACACTCTAAAGTGATTGATTGGTAACTACCATAAGCTCTAATAATATTGAACTTCCACTTGGCAATCAGGTTATCATCTATTAGCAGGTAAATTAAAACACTACCATCTACAAAATCATCTGCTGTGTAGGTATTATCTTTGTTTCCAATTTCAATTTTCACTTCATTAGGTGCAATAATCCCTGCTTCTGATTGGTCTCGGTTTAGAGTGATACCAGGAAAATCCACTATATTAAAAGAATAAGTTGTTGAATTGTATGTATATTCTCTAGTTGACCAGTAGTAAGTATTGCTGTTTGCATCAGTAATGTCAAAGAGCCAAATGGCTGATTTATACGCCTTACTTAACAAATTTGATTGTAAGTCTGTTAAATCACGCATAACCTTATGAAGAAGAAACCTCAGCTATTTTTAAAATCAACATTACTTCACCTGCTCCTGTTTTTCCACCTGCCGTTCCTACTGTTATAGTATCACCTGCACTAATTATGGAATGAGTTAAATCCGAAGTCTTAAAATGTTTTACATAGCCTTTGTCTTTACTTGCTTCTGAAGTGCTAGAGTCAAAATAATCATTATCCAAAGCAACCCCTTCTTGATAACGACCAACCCGTATCTGCACTCCTGCATCAGAAGATGACCCTTCAGTATAAACAATAGCATACCCAATTAGTTGGCACTTTGTAATCGCATGAAAGACTTCAACATCAGTAGCTGAGCCTGATAAATCCAAAATCTCAGACTTAACTGTAATATCGGCTATGTCATGGGTGCCATCAATCTCCATCGGTGCAGTTGTATTTCCAACAGCTTCACAGTTTTTAATTTGGTTATAATCAGCAGTATTATATGAGTGAATTCCATACCGAGTATTATTATTGCAGGTGCAGTTGATTACTTTATTGTTAGAGGCATCAAGTAGCACAATACCATCATAACTACCAGATGAGCCATTATTATTGCATGTGCAGTTGCTCATTTTCACACCATCAGCCTCATTTCTAATACCATATTTTTCATTGCTCTTAGCCACAACATTTGACACTTGGCAATCAGTAGCCTGAGAGAAAATAACAAGACCATTGCTACTATTAGAGTTAAGATGGCAGTTACTAATATTAACTCCAGTTATTGGATTATCCGTTGCACCAATGGCCAATCCCTGTCCATTATTATAACTTCTGATATTATTGATATTTATTTCTTCCCCATATTTTGCCTGAACACCGCCTTCAGTATTTCCCTTGGCAAAGATATTAAACATGTGCCCTCGCTTAACATAGTAGTAAGATATTCCATAGCTGTCATTATCAAAAGCAATAATATTTCCAGCTATACAGTTTAAATTGTAATAACTTCCACTTCCAGTCAATACTACCCCATGCCCTTTAACATCTTTAGCCATTATATTAGCCAAGATAATATTTTCATTGTCTTGGGTATCTGCATAAATCCTAATTCCATGCACATCAACAGTTTGATTTGCCTTGTTTCCATCTATCATAAAATCACTAAGAATAATATTCGAAACATCAGTAACCATAATGGCATGACAATCAGCACCATCAGCTATTTTAAGCACAGTCGCAAAACCCACACCTTTAAGCCAAATATTGTTTTTAGGTGCAATGGGTGAAGTTAAAGTGAAAGTCTTCTCCAATAATAAAACAATGCCATAATCACTCAATGAATTAATGGCATTGTTAATAACAGTAACATCATCCGTTCCTGCTGTGCCTGAGCTAATTAGGTCTCCCTTATAATCTCTAGCAATTATAGAGCTGTTATCAATATATACAATTGCTGAATACCCGCCTTTTAGGCCAAGGTTAGCTGAAGGCACTAAACTACTGCTATCTAAAGGACAAATTCCATTGGCTTGATTTAAACGCTTTAGCGTTCCATCAGTGTCATGCTCTACCAGTAAGAACTCTCGTATAATACTACCCCAATTATCTTCGTCGCCATCAACTACTGGTAACCTTGCCATATCTAAACCTCCTAACCTTGCCCAAACTTCCCTTGTCCAAATTTCCCGTGACCAAATCCCTTAGTAACAATAGCCTTTAATACTTTTAGCCTAACAGGCTCAATTGAATACAAGCCACCTGCAGATATCGGTCTCTTCATCTTAGTATCAAACCGCACCACATAATCATATCCATCCTTGGGATTTTGCCACCTAAAAGTTTTTGACTTTTCTACAGCTAAGTAAAAACTAAACAAATCATTGCTTTCACTCTTTGTCAAAGTAGGCCATTTCAAAGTA